TCCGTCAAAACCTGAGTAATATCCAATATCCTTATACGTTTGTTTGAACATAATAGGAATTGTTAAACCTGTTAACACTGATGCACCATTGGTTCCACCCGATAATAAATAAGTTAATCCCGTCCAAGCGGGTTCACCTCTACCACCTCCATCGGGATATGGAACATAAACATCAACTTTGGCTGATTCTAAAAATTCTTGGGATACTACTATATTATATTGTTCTGTGTTCATGGATTTACATATTCATACCATTTAATAGGATTATAATCTGTACCTACTTTGATTAATTGAGGTGGGTTTGAAGGATTTGGTTCAGTATTTAAAAATACCTCATAGGTATAATCATCGTAATTCAAGTTAAGTGTATAGTAAAAATAGAATTCTTGTGAAAAGTTAAACTTATTATCTATTGTACCTTGTGGTGAATTCATCATCCTTTTGAATCCTCCAATGCTTGCATCATAAAATTTTGCAGACATATATAAGGTATTAATTTCAGGATTAAAAAATTCAGGTGATTTTAACCAATAAACAAAATACCCTTCCTTATCACCAGTAAAGTTTAATTGATATTCAGGTTTTCTAATGGCGACGGTGTTTTGTCCAATTACCGCAGAGGTTGTTAAACCTTGTTGTGTTGGAATTATAATTGTTAATAAATTTTGTTGTGATGTACTTTTTTTGGAATCGTAAAAATCTAATTTAAAATATGATTTTGAAAAAACATCTTCATTATAATAAATTTGTCTACTTGTAAATCCGTTTGCCCTATAATCGGTAACCCATGCCGTATTTGTTGTTGTTGCTGTTATTGATGAATCTGTTGTTGCCGAATAAAAATAAAAATTATAATGGGTACTAGTCTTTGGGTCAACATTAATAATCTGAGGCGCCCAACGTGCGTGTGAATATCTTATGGTTTCAAAATTATCAATTGGGTTAACAGCTTTTTGAACAATTTCATTTTCAAAAACATCAATACTTTCATTCACACCATTTAAATCCCATGTTGTTAAGATGGGTGTCTGTAACGCCAAATCAATATCAGTATTTGCGTTTTGAAGGGGGTTATATCTTAGTCTAAAATTATTCACACTCATCTTTGATTGGTTGAGCGGTTACCGCAACTGATTGGTTTATGTTACTAAATGGTGTTGATTGTAAGAACAATATTTGTGAAAACGGATAATGAGCATCATTTAAAAACGGATAATCAACACCGTTTCCATTTTCAAAAACACCATACTCCAATATTGTTCTATATATCCAAGTATTAAGGTTTTGTGAGAAATACGCCCATGAGGGTTTTGTATTCACATTTTGACCCACGGCAGCGCTAACAGAATCCGCAAAGTCTCTTAACTTAACAGGATTGTGTGGTGTGTAAAAATAACCAGGTGGGTTATTACTTGTGAACATTTGAGTCTGATATAATGTGTCATTAAAGGTTATCTTATGTTTACAATTGGATATAACATATTCCATCTGTTCAATGTCATTATATTCACAAAAATCACCTGATAAAACATCATCAATTTTTAATGATTCATTATAATAAAATGTATATGGGTCACCGTTTGACACTTTATTATATGAACTAACAGGTATTTGAACCAAATTATTATCTCCATTAGTTGCCCACCAATCATCCAAACTATCTGAATGGAAATTAAATGACCAACCTTTTTGTAATCCATATTTACCAGTAATGGTTGGTTTTGGTTTGTTGAACCACCCATAATATCCTTTATTGACAATTGTTACAAATACGTCAGTAATTGGTTTCATATTGTTATCAACCATTGTATTAATATTCAAATCTTTTTTAAATGTAAAACTATATGATTGTGAGTTTTCTTTTATTGAGACTCTTTGTTGTAAATTTGGCGTGAGGGCGGAATATTCAATTTTTTGTTGATTTGAAAATGGTGCATGTTCAAATCCCATTTTAGAAACATCCGACTCATTTTCATTGGTTAAGATTTTATGTAATCTAATATAATATCTTGATTTGCTTTCACCTGAATTTGAAATGTCTCCGATTCTTTTAAATGTACCTGAAACTCCATTTACAAATGTGGTTCCTGTATAACCAGGATTGATTAATGAGAAACTTGTGTTTTTATTATCATATCCTTGTTCACCCAATATATCAACCCTAAATAAACGATTACCATTGTAGTTGATTGATAATTCAACATATTGATATGTTTTTAAATTGTGATTGCCAGCACATCTAAAAGTAATATAGTTAACACCTTTCTGAACGGTATTGATAATTGTAAAAGGTATCCCTTCTTCTGCAATAAATGTTAATGGTGTACCATTAATTTGTTTATCAACATATGACATTTGTTGTTTGGTATCAGATGAAAATGGATAACTTAAATAAACCCCCCAATTATATGTTGATGCACTTTGTGGTTGTAAAACATTATGAGGATTTTCAACATCGTTTCTAATGAAATTAAATTCATTATACTGTGGAAGTCCTCCCCACTTTAAACCAAATGTGTCTTTAACTCTTTCAAAATTATTAAATAAAATTTGATTACTTTGGACAACAGATAATGGATTTGTTAGATATAAGAAATTTTTATATCCGTCATAATCAGTTGTCCCTGAAATACTATTTGAAAATACGTTTGTTATTTTTCCGCCGATTCTAAATGTTGTTGATGCTTGTCTTTCAACTTCAGTTTGTTCCGCAGCATTAATATTTCTACTTCTATCCGATTCAATTAATTGTTTTCTGTCCCCAACAAATTCAACAGGTAAAGATATTAACCTTTCAGAGGCACCTTTGTATCTAAGGTTACCTTTAATAATTGTTATATCATTTTGAATATTACCCATTATATATTAATTAGATTTTTAGTTACAAATATGTCAAAAGCGGTCTTACCTTTTTTCAATCCAAAATAGAAATGATAAGGTGCTCCAACGACAACTCTATTACCTGCGTTAAATGGTGGTTTAGTATATCCCGTGTATGTAAAACCTGTTACATTACCACTAACATCTTTTAAAGGTATTGAGTTATAAATATAACCAGGTCTTTGTACTGTTGGGTGTTTTACCTCACTTGCAAAATATGTACTATCATTTAACCTGTCAATCCCTTGATATGGTGTGATGTAAAAATCTGAAGGAGATGTTAACCAATTGTTCATTTCACCACCAAAAATACTTGGTGCCTTTGAATCACCTTGTTTAATTTCCCATCTATACATTGGTACTTGTTGTGTTTTATGTCCAAATGTGTTGTAACCAAATTTTGTTGATGTGTCTATAAATATTTCACGACCAGGTGAAATATAATCCCTTGTTACCGTATCAGAACTAAAGAACACTCCAACAACAGGTTTTGGGCTAGCTCCGTAAAATAAATTCTGTTGACTATATGATTCAGGTGAAAAAGGTACAACACCCATTTCATTGTTAATACTATTCAATTGTGCAAAATCACCATCAATTTTTTGTGCAGGTCTACTAAATAACTCGCTAATTGATGAATCACCTAAACTTAAAAGTCTTTCTAAAAAACTTGCGTTGGTTAATCTACTTACAATAAAAAATTGTATCAAATCACTAATTCCTTGAAATGATGTTGCCTTTAATGTGTCTAAAACATATCCTTGAAATTCTGGTTGTGCACAAACATTTTTAATAATATTGTCTTTTGGTCCTAAATCCACAATCGTTGTCGGGTTACCTAAAAAGTATTGATTACCAAAATTATCGGCAGCTTGAGTATTTATCATTCCAACAAATTTACCAGTGTTTACCTTGAATGGTGACGAACGATAAAAGAATGAATTGTTTTCTTCTTTAAATACAATCTTTTGTTGACAATAAATATAGGTTGGGTTTGTAACTTCAATACCTGGATATATCTTGTCATTTTGGAAACCTGGCATATATAAAACACCATTAATCCAATTGTTTGTAAATGTCATACCGAACACATTTCTACAAATTGCAAAACCCATTAAGAATCTTGATTTCCATTCTGCAAATGATTTTAAATCGGCACTGATTGCCAAATCTTTGGCAACTAAAGTATAACACCCCTTTGTAATAATTGGGTATTTTTTATCTCCGTCTGTATAATAAACAGAATCTTCAGGTGGTTTAACGCCCATGCTTTCACCGGCATTTTGTGTATACGCACCTAACGGAATAATTGTATTACAACTAAAACTACTCATAACTGATGTTGTTTCCGTACCGTAACTATCAATCATGTCACCATTATTATTTAGATTAAAATCAGCAGCATTTGAAATAGTTGCACCAACATTAAGAACGTTTCCAGTGTCCTCAACAATGTATACGGAAAACGTTTTATTCTGTGCAAATACAAATCTATTATCAATGTTTTCTGATGTTGGTAATCTATCAGCCCTCATAACAATGTTTGCGCTGTTCGACATATTCAACTCGTTTGCTGTTAAATTATAGTGTTCTGAAACGTAGTCATTACCACCAGCGTCATAAACCTCAGATGGGTCGTGACAAGAATACATGATGCTACCACCTTCAACATATTCATTTGTATAATATCCGTTCTTGAGGTTTTTGACAAAATCATTTCCAACACAAGGAAATGAAAATATGAAACCTGGATTTTCATTAACAACTAAATAACCGCCAATAGTTTTTCCATAACCCGGTGTTGCTCCTTTAAATCTAACATTTGTTGTTGAATCTAAATTTGAAAAATATAAATGTTTTTTAGTTTTGTATGGTACGTAATCAAATTCACCATTACCAACTGATGGTGTGAATGTATATGATGGATAGAATAAATTGGTTGAACTATTGTTGTTTGTTAATTGATTGTGTCTTGGTAACACCAATCCTTTTTGAATTGGTACGTTTAATTTGTAATTACTTTCGACCACCAATTCACCGTAGTTTAATCCTAATGGTAATGAAATGTCAATCTTTGTTTTTTGTCTTGATGAATATGGGTCAACACCCTTCATCGCAATAACAACAAGTAAATTTTGATAGTTTTCAAATTTAGTTAAAGGTGATATCAATTCATTTGGTGTCGTTCCCTTTGTTTTTGGGTCTCTATCATTCATTTCAGAAAAGATTCTCATTGTGCCATTAATAACCCTACTAACAAAACTACTATCAGATAACGTTTTATTATTAGTTAATGACAATACAGTATTGACCGTAACCGCAGTAACAACTTGTAGATACTCAACATCAGATGCAAATGCATAACTGGTTACACCACTAATATATGAGTTTTGTACAATTGTAAAAGTCTTATCACTAATCAAAATATCTTGATTGTCTGGGTAAGCATATGATATATTAATAATATTATTACCATATGGAATTGTTGTACCTGTTTTTGTATTTAGCTTCAATTCATTTGTACTAGTTGTCGCACTAGTGTTAACATCTAAAGTTGTCGCAGGATTCATAAAGGTAAACAATTTACCTGTTGTAAAATTTGTTAATTGGTCACTGTCCATTAAAAACACCATTGGCATATCCTCGTAAAACTTCCACTCATTGTTAATGTTACTAATTGTATTTGCAGTATAGTTTGGATATACCTTAATTCTATTTGTTCCACCACCAGCGGTGTTTGTAAAATAATGTGATTTTGTATTATACAAATTAATTCTTTCAGGTATTGGTAACTCAGATTTTGACCAAAAAAAATCGTTATTTGAATTACTATAGAATGGTGTTCTGGCGAAATTACTTTTTTCAACAGTTCCATTACCAGCCATAACCTGACCATATCCACCATTTTCAGTAGCGATTAAATTATCATCATCAGGATTGTCTTTATTAACATACGCATTTGATGAATTAATATCAGCCAATGGTGATGTGTTTGGACTGTCACTTCTTACCTTTGTGCTGAATTGAGTTTCACCACAATCACAAGTTGAGCAATCGGGATAGGTTATCATTGGTAATTTAAATGATGGGAAGACAACATCAATAAGTTGTCTAAAGAAAATACCCATTGTAACCACTAAAGCGGCATAAGCGAGTGCCTTAAGACCCGCTATTATCATCGCACCAAGTGCTGGATATCCAGCAACAGCTGCCGCACCTTCTTGGTACCCCAAATAACTAAATAAACCCATTAATAGGATTAACAAATAAGGTGCAAAGTTATTCCATAAAAATTTAACAATATGATATACTATAATAAGTAAACCACCGATAATTCCAAATATTTGAAATAAAATTGAAACTATAAAATATAGTAAGTCAAAGTTTCTTACTCCGTCATTGATTGGAAACTTATTAACTTCAGAATCGCAACTTCTATCTAATATTTCTTTAATAGATAAGAACCTACTTCTATTTGTTCCTTTCCTATACTCATCAATTAATTGTGCTGTTGTATAAACTTTATTATAATTAAATTCATAGAAAAAATCTTGACAACTTATTGCTTCGGTTTTGTTTGGATAATCATCCCAATCTAATGAAAAGGCGTATGACCTTTGAAATAAAGAAAAATTATAATTGTAATTGTTAAAATTAAGTGTTACAGTTTGTGGTGTTTCAATTACTTTACCATTTACAACATCTGTTGTTGTTTTCTTTTCAACCGTAATCTCTAATGTTTCATTTCCATTTGGTAAATCAACCCATTTTGAATTGTCAACAACATTATTAATTTTATAAGATATACTTTTATATTCACCTAAAACTGAACTAATTAATAACGCTCTTCCACCTGAACCAAAATTAGATGATGTAAAAGTTTTTGTTTCAATTAATTTAGTGTCATCACTAAATATTGGTGAAAATGTTGTAGTCTCATCACTTTTAGTTGATGGGTCAACTGGAGGGTCAACTGGGTTAACATTGTCATCCCATCCATATTCTCTAATATTTGGAACCAAAAAGTTTCCACGTAATAAACTACCTTTTGGATTGAACGCCGAAAGATTTAATAAGTTTGGACCAATAATACTACTTGATGTTTGTATTGCACCAACTTCTTTTTCACCTTCATTTGTTTTAACTTTGAATCTATACTTACCCTTTGTTGGGATACCAACACTTGGAATATTTGAAAATATTAATTCACCAAATTCATTTGTTGTTACATAATCCAAGTTCATTGGTACATCAACAACAAAGGCACCATTTTCATCAATTACTTTACCACCTTGTTCTAATTGATATTGTTCTAATATTGGGTCACCATTAAGATTAGTATTTATTGTTTGTCTTACGGCTAAAATTCTACCAGGTCCCGCAACCATACCACACAAGTCACCTTGTTCTGAGTCTGGTTTACAGTTGTTCTTTATCATCACAGAATCATTTGATGTCATGATTGAACCCATGAAAGTTGCCGTAGGTTCAATCGTGATATTTGAATCTCTTAAATCAAAATCAACTCTTGTAATTCCAACATCACAAACATCACCTGTTCCCCAAAATGATGAAACTGAAATACTTCTTCTTTGGTTAACAATCTGTGGTAATGATGATAAATCAACTGAACTTTTAAATTGGTTACCGTCAAACTGTTTTGAGTTACCAAGATTCATTCTAATTAAATCTGTTGGTCTCAATGAGAAACAACCCATGTCAGATAAATCCAAATCCAACATTACTTGTTGATTTCCCAAAGGAACACCAACAATCATGTAGTCACCCGATTCGTTTGTCTTTACTGTGTACTTGTAATATTTTTCATATATTTGTAATACTTCTGTTCTTGTTAAAACATCATCCCTTGTTGGGAAAGTACCTGTGGCGGCGTGTCCTTCATATGAAGGTGTATATGGAAGTAAGTTATATCTATAACCATCTTCATTTTTATCTGTAACATTCTTATAAGGATATAATGCTGATATTACAGGGTCATTTTGGTCAACAGCGTCAATTGGTACAAACACCGATACTTTTGCATTTGGTACACCATATCCACCGTTAGCAATTACACGACCAACAACAACACCGTAGTCTGAACAAAAACTTCTATACACATCAGATTGTGTAAGTTTCAAAGAAAGAATTTCCAAGAAATCAAAATCTTGGTCAATTTGTACTTTGATGGTTTTGTCAGATTGTGTACTATTTCCTACTGATGTTCGTATCCTATAAGTTTTAGGCATAATTGTTCTTTCTCATAAATAGTTAATCTCTTATTTTACAAAAATAGTTGAAGTAATTTCCTTGTGAAGGTTATTGTTTCACACGGACACCGATATCCGTATTAGAATATCTGATTTGATAAAATTCTGTTGGTTCAGCGTAGATAATATCGTCAATTAACTTAATTTGTTTTGTAGTTGAATCTTCATATTTTTGAGCTGTTTGTGATGATGAGTACTTGCCACCCACTCTTCCAAACACCTTAACATCAGATATATTAACAACACCCTCAATATTTTGAACTATACTTTTAATTTCAGATATTAAAACATTTTGACCAAATTCTCTTGCTTGTGGTAACATATAATCATTAACCTTTGTAATAACATCAGAAATTATTGAGTTTTGGTTTGTATTTTTTGCAATAGAAATATAAATTTCAAATGCCAAATCAATAACTTTACCAGTTGTAACACTAATATAGTCATTCATCATTCGGTAGTTTGATAAATAAGTTGCAACATTATCTTTTAATACTGTTGGTACATTTTGTGTCATTTTACCATTAGTATCCTGTGTTAATAATACAACATTTATTTTGTTATTATTTTCTATAATACCTACTTTAGCAGGTATTCCAAATTGTCCTGGCATTTTTTGTATTAAAGAATAATAGTCACCAATTGTTACAGCTCTGTTTTGTGATGAGAAATTAAATGTAACCAAATTTCTAACCTCTTCAACTGATGGTGGATTTGCACCTCCAATAGCTGCGGTTACGTTGGTACATTGAATTGAGTTTCTAACTGCGTTTGCAATTTCAACAGACTCTCCATTAACATCAAACAATACATTACCAACGGTATTGATAACATTGACACCAACATTACTTTCAAGTCCACCACCAACTCTGTATTGAATAAATAAAGTTGTATTTGGTGTTGGGATGTATCCCAAACTTAAATTATTTTGATAGTCATTAATTCTTAGTGGTACTCCTGTTTGTGCAAAAGCAGCTAATTGGTCATCAGCGGATGTATTACCACCACCAAATGTTAACTTCAAAAAGTTTTCAGGTGTAAACTCAGTAATAAATTTATTACTAGTTCTAATATATTTTCCAACCTTAATATTTGATTGGTCGGTTGTTTTTCCTGGTTCAGGAATAAAAACAGTGTCTTCGGCTAAAGCTTGAACTTCATACCATTTACCAACAGGACTTAAAAATTCTTGGTATGCTGGAACATTATTATAGGTTATACCATCTTTTTGTATAATTGACAAAACGTTAACAACATTTCTTTCGGGTAAATACAAACTTAAAAATGGTGTCGCATCTGCCGATGTAATAACTTTCTTGAATACTTTTGTAATACCATTAACTACTACTTCTCTTTTTATAATGTTATAACTTTGAACGTTGTTTGACGCATCTAAAATTGGTATTACTTTTTGGTTTGCAATTCCTGATGAACTAAATGCTGAAGAGAAATTAATATCATTTGGATTTTCAAATGTTTGTCCCGCACCAACAAATTGCGAACCCGCTTTTAGTACACCCATATAATCAGGGTTTGGTCTATCACCAAATACAGGTACATTAATACTAATATCACAAACTGCAATTGATGGTCTGTTACCAGGTATTTTTAAACCGTAAGTTCTTGCGATGTTATAAATTGAACTTCGTTGTTTGGCAAATTCAAGAACAGTCTCTTGAATACTTCTGTCAATATGATAATGTAAGTTATCGGTTACGGCAGCGTTTAAATCCATCAATACTGAAAAAATTGATGCGTCATTAAAATTGTCAATTAATTCAGGATAATACTGTCTAGTATAATCAATAAGTTCTTGTCTTATAGCCGCGAAATCTCGGACGGTATAGGATATTCTTTTCTCAGCCATTTATGTTAAATATTTATAATTACGAAATCTTTTGTTTGAAAAGCATTATCACTGATTGTGTAGTCAATTCTCATTTTAGCCGTGTACTCAGAAGTATTCCTACCGGCAACTCTATAAACACCATTTCCTAAATTTTCTGTGTTTAAAGTTCCAACTGATTCATACTCATCATATGGTAAAATAATAATATCATTAATAATTAAATTAGGAATATACTTACTAACATTATCTCTGATATCATCTTTAATTGATTCAAATGTTACACCGTCTAATGGTTCAAAAATAAATTCATAAATTTTAGTACCAAAATCAGGT